GACCTGCTGCATGCCGGGCAACAAACCGACGTACCATAGAGATCCCCGTCTCCATCACTGAAAAGTTCCGCAAGGTCAATACCGACCTCGCACCCACAGCCGGGGCAGGTACAGAACACATTGTCATCGTGGATTTCCACGGTGACCTCAACCGAGTCGCTGATCTTTTCTCTTACATAGAACATATTTTGACCTCCAATCTTGAAGGCATCATGGCCCTCTATAACCCACAGGACAGGAAAGAGGTATTTGAGTACTTAACCGTCAGTCTTTTTTATAGAAATCTGTTTCGTATCCATCTGCCCGCAGTAAAAGGCCTTTGGCCCAGGGCGGAGTTTGATCCATCTGTTTGCATACTGCCTCAGTGGACATTCGGCGGTCGGCTTCAATAACAATCTCATCGTGAACATGCATCACGATGGAGCAGTGCCTAAGATTTTGCATGGCGTAGCAGAGGATGTCCCGGCTTGTAGCCTGCACGATGTTTTCCGTAAATTTAGGTCCGTAGCTTTCGATCCGTTCCCATTTCTTTGTTCCACCGACACCTTCGTAGGTGATGCATTCTGACCCGAACCGGTTCTCACCGATACGCGGCTTCACATAGGCAAGACGCCTGCCGGAAGGGAGAGTTAAAAAGAGCATTCCGCTCTGATAGGAAAAGCGGATGCTGTGTGTTTCTGTGGTGGTTCGCTCCCTGACCGCCTTCATAGCAGCACGGTCGATATCCCACCAGAGCCGCACGATATTGGGGTTGGAGGAGCGCCAGGCTGAAACCAGCGACGGCAGTTCTTCCTCTTCAAGCCCCATCTCTAAAGCTCCCATAGCTTTAAGCGCACCGACTGAGCCGCCGTATCCGAGGGCAAGTTCCGCAATTTTGCCTTTCTGCCGCAGGTGGCCATTGACACCGCTTTTTTCTACAGGAACATGGAACATCTGTGAAGCAGAAGCGCAGTAGATATCACCGCCGGATTCAAAGACTGCCTGCCGCCATCTTTCGCCTGCAAGCCAGGCGATGACCCTTGCTTCAATTGCCGAGAAGTCTGCCACAATGAATTTACAGTTGTCTTTTGGTATAAAGGCGGTACGGATGAGTTCCGACAGCACCTCCGGCACGGAGTCGTAGAGCAACTCTAAAGCTGCGAAGTTGCCGGAACGCACGAGGCTTCGAGCCTGTTCCAGGTCGGGCATGTGGTTCTGGGGCAGGTTTTGCAATTGTATTAATCGACCGGCCCATCTTCCGGTTCGATTAGCGCCGTAAAATTGGAACATCCCGCGGGCGCGTCCATCGACGCAGACGGCGTTTTTCATAGCGGTGTATTTCTTGACTGATGACTTAGCCAGTGACTGCCTGAGTTTCAGCACCTTACTGAGCGGTTCTGATGCTGTCTTCAGCAGCTCCGCCACAGCTTTCTTGCCGAGGGTATCTGTTTCAAGACCGTGATCGGAAAGCCACTGCTTCATCTGAACCACTGAATTGGGATTATCGAGTTCAGTCAATTCCCGCATCATACCAATCAGTTCGGAACGGGACCGGCTATCCATATCAATGGCTTGATTTACGAGGTCCATATCCAGAGCAACGCCACGGTCGTTAATCTCCTGATCGAGGTGGTATTCCTCCCAAATGTCCTCCGGTACGGGGAACCTTGCCAGTCTCTGCTGTATCGCCATCTCAGTTTCAACGTCGCGGCGGTTGTAAGCTATGAACGCAGCCCATTTGTCCGGGGCATGATTTGGCAGGTTTCTTGTACGACCATCATTGGAACCTGAGGGTTTGCACGGCATAGAAAAATAACGGATCAGGTCTTTGCCCTCCGTAAGCTTCTGCTTTTCAAGGCCAAGGACTGCGCCGGTACCTTCAAGGGAGAGGGGCAGCCCCATATATGCTGACCACACCATCGTGCAGCGCCACGATTTTGGATTAAGATATTGACCGGGGGGCAGACCCAGCCACTTTGACAAACAGATGCGTTCAAACTGGGAGTTGAAGGCCCATTTTATGGTTGTGTTGTCTGTCAGTGCGTCGATGATTAAGAGAGGGAGTTGTTTTCCCGCTGTGAAATCCACGACATGAACTTCGCCACCGTCCACGCTGTAACCGAATAAGAGGATTTCGAAGTCAGGTGATTCGACATATTTGTAAACACCAGATTTTCCAAGGTCGACTGACGAATAGGTTTCCAAGTCTAGCGAGAGTGATTTTATGTGAGCCACCAATATGTCCTCCCGTATTTGATATTGCTAATCGTTGTTTGCGACTCTCCGAATTCATTTGCCAAGTCAACACCGCGGATTCCGCAATATAGAGAAAAACGTATTGCTTCAACATCTTCTACACTCAGTTTCCTCCAGCGACCGCGTTGTCGATATGTATCAAGGATGTTTTCGGTTCTGGTGCCATAGCGTAGATTTTCAAGTCTGTTGTCCATCGGCTTGCCGTTAATGTGGAGAACCTCCATACCAACGGGCGGAGTTCCTATAAATGCTTTCATTACGAGTTGATGGACTGGTTGGCCAATGCCACCGTGTTCTAAAACAACGGATAGATGTCCGCTTTTGGAATATTGGCCAGGACGCAGTATGTGTTCTGGTACGGTCCTGAAAAACTCTCTTCCTGTGTAGTGGTTTATACTGCGGACTTTACGTTTGAGACTCTTAACTCGGCCATTATTACTGACTTGATATCGTCCCACATAACCGGGTATGTCCTTCCAGACTTCCATTTCAACATTAAAAGCAGAGGGAGTGTTTGACACTCCCTCTGCCGTGTTTGGAGCTGACTTCATGACAGGAAATCCTCATCAAGGTCGGTAGCGAAATCATCCTCAGCCCTGGACTTGCCACCGAGAGGTTCTCCGTCGCGGATTTTCTGAAGATTGTTCAGTCCGCAGGCGATACCCCGGTTGCCATTGCTGTTGAAGGCATAGAAGTTGATACTTGCTCTGCCATAAACGCCGCTGTAAACTTCGGAGCGATCGAGGACGGGCTGACGGTCGGCATCCACGATACCGGGCGCGGTTGCAGAGTTTGCGTTAATGAAGTAGGCGTTGGCATAAGCGGGATCGTCAGGGCGTTCGGTATCGCCGTCACGCAGGGGAGTTTTGATCGTGGAAAGTGGTGGTACAGTTTTCCCGTTGCCTTTCAGCTTTGCTTCACCCTCACGGTAGGCGGCTTCAATCGCAGCCTTGATTTTTGTAACAGTGCGGGCATCTGACTTGGGGATGATGAGCGATACAGAGAACTTCGGGGTGCCGCCGTTAATTGACTTAGCTTCCCAGACATTGGCGTAAGACCAGCGGGTATCGGGACCGGTAATGACTTTCATAGGATTGCTGTTAACTTTGTTTGTGGTATTAGACATAAGATTTTCCTCCTTATAATTCACTAAAGTCTTGTTGTGCGGTATTAATAGCCGGGCGCTTATCGTTTTCAGGCACAAGCGTAGGTTTGCCTGGCGGTTTTTCAATGAAGCCGCCGAGAACTTCTTCAAAGCGTTTTTTACCGAGCAGGGAGGTCATGGCGGTGATACCCAGAACCTTGCGTTCATATGGGTCAAATCCAGCTGTGCTTACTGCTTCAACCACTGCTGTCTCGTCAGTGTATCTGCGGTTGGAGCGGCCTTCGACCAATTTCCATCCACTCCACTGCTTACCGCCAAGGGCAGCCAGAAGGGCATATTCCTTGATGTTTGATGCCCACGAAACCAAGGCATCAAGTTTCTCAAGGATACCCTCAACCTCATCGTCCTCCAGCAGAGGTGGAAGCTTGAAGTCATATCGAGCGAGTTCCAGGTTGCGTTCGGCTCTGGCGCGGCATTCGTGCTTTGCTCTACAGAACTGGCACCAATCGCCGCAGTTGAATTCTCCGTCTCCTGCGTAAGCGAGTTCAGCTGCTGGTTTCAAGACTTCCTCAGCCCATTGGTACAAGGATTCCTTGAACACCGTGTGGGTGGATACGTTGCCGCGCCTGGGTTGGTAGATAGTCATGGAAACCGTATCGATGTCGTAGATACCGTCGAACAACTCCAAGGCTCCCAGCGCATACAGCTTCATTTGCGGGTTGTCGTCAGCTTCCACCAAAACGCCCTGGCCGTGCTTGTAATCCACGATGTGGAGAGTCCCATCCGCAATGACCAAACAGTCACCGGTGCCGAAGCCGCCTTCAACATATTTGGAGAAGTCCAGCCGCTGCTCAATAAGGACAACCGGGTCAGTGCAGGCTTGCTTTGCCGTTTCCACCAGTTCGAGGATATAGGCGGCATAGCCGTTGGCGCAGTCCTCCATCTCAGCGTTATAGTAGGTTAGGTCGGCGGTTGGATCTTTGGCGTGAATACCGAGCGCGACCTTCAGCTTGTACTCGCAGAGCGTATGGGCCGCCGTTCCTTCAGCGGCATAGTCGCTGCCCTTGTCCTCATAGCTCTCGCAGAGCCTTGCGGAAGGTGGGCAGTTCAGCCATCTGTGAGAAGATGAAGCCGAAAGAAGAGCGTGTTTACCCATTTCCAAGCACCTCGGCTTCTGCAAGAAGTGCTGGGTATTCTGATGGGTTGATTTCCGACAGCTTCTTAGCACCATGCTTTTCGAGCAGTTCCCGAACCCTGGCGGTATGACCGGCGCGGCTCTTTTCTGCAAGGACGGCCCTGACTGCTTCAAGGGTAAGGGGCTTTTCAACCGGTGAGGAAATTTCCGTTTTAGGCTGATCCGCCATATCAATGCCACCGTTACCGCTGAACAAGTCAGCAAGAGACTCCGATATGCCGATAAGCGCTTCACCGCAACGCTTCAGTTCAGTTACCGCAAGGGACAGTTCACTCATCTTGCTCATCCGGTTTTCCTCCTTCCGCCATTCGTTCGTCTTCCCGCTTAAGCACCGTCAACTTCCGGGCGAGTCGTTTTGACACCACGCTGATCGCAATGAGGACATCCGCCAGTTCCTCGTCTATCTCACGGTTGCGGCATTCGGTGTCGATCTGCTTTGACTGTGTTTCCATTTTTGAACCTCCGTTCTGAGGGCTGTTTTTCTTCCCTCACCATTCACAGGACATCAGATGGGAGGTTGAGTACTAAATTTTTAATGTCGCCCTCTGATATCCACAGGACACCAGAGGGCGTTTTGAGTACTGATATCAGATAAAATCTTTTAGGCGCTCCCGCAACTGGGCAAAAAGCTTCACTTTCCTTTTATTGATGGCTTTCTGCGACAGGCCAATATCTGCGGCAATCTCCCGTTCGGACTTGCCCATGCCGAAGAGTTCCATAATCCTGCGGTTGTCTGGATCCAGTTCCTCCAGGGCGGCATATAATTCTTCGAGGAGCAGCTTGTCCGCTACAAGCTCAGCAAGGTCGAAGGAATCAGCTGCTTCAAATCCCTCCTCGTTGAACTTGTCCAGTGAGAGAACACCGCCTGTTCGTTGTTTGTCGCACTTGCTGCAGTCCCTGGCACAGCGGTTGCCGTCTTCGTCACGGCAGCGCTTTTCGC